GGCACATAAGCCGGTATAGGGTCGTATTGAGTGCGCGGAGCCTGTGTCAGCGCATCTGTGCCCAAAAGACCTCCTATGCCTCCCAATAGTTCTAGGATGCTTGGATTATTTTTTATAACATCTGTGATGCTATCAACGGTCTTGTTATCAACTTTGGTAACATCGTCAACAACTTTAACATCTGATAATAAACCACCGGCCCCTGGAAGGGTAGAAGTTGGATATGTCTTTGCCACATCGACATCATAGATGTTATTGCCAAAAGCCTTATCAGTGTATGCTGTCAATTCATCAACAGTCATATTAGGGTTTAAAATAACCTGATTAGCTAAGTCAGCAGCCACCAATGGGTCTACTCCTGAAGCAATCAAATTCTGTTCTATAGCCGCAGCATTATTACCAACTTGATTCCTTAGTTGTATAGCATCGGCAGAGGACAACTCGGCGGCAGAGGTATTCTGTGTCAGCAACCCAGTATTGGTACTTAGCTGTTCTAGTTGCTTAGTAGCAAAGTCAATAGGCACACCGTTAACAGCCATAGAAGCTGCAAGGTTGGCAGCAGCAGTAGAACTATATTGTGATAGCGTTGTGGCAATCTGCGCCTCTGATATACCCTGTGCTGCAAGCTGTGCAGCGTCTGCGGCTAAAAAGCCTGCATCTGTAATGTTACTTACACCGGCTGTAGCAGGCCCGGAAAGTCCTTGAGCAAGTTGACTGCCGCCGTAAGCGAAAACACCAGCTTTTACAGCATCTGAAAAACTGCCTGTTTCAGCGTATTTAAGACCAGCCGAGATGTAAGGAGCGGCAGCGGGAAACATAAAACTACCGATGGCACTCAGCACAGTTCCTAACCCGCCCGATAAATCGCTTGAAGAATGGCCTGTTGTATAGAAATAGGGGTTTCCTGCCGCATCAAACTCTACTCGGTAGGCTGTATTGCCTTTACCTTCGCCTGTTCCACCCCAAGATGTTCCAGTCTGGTCAGCGTCTTGACGGATACCGTTTTTTCCCCACGATTTTGGAAGAGCTTGTCCAGTTTCTTTATTGTAGTATTCTTTAACAACCCTCTCAGGTACTAAATACCCTTCTGAAGAACCACCTTCCCAGTGTTCAGGAATAATGTTTTCACGAACACCGAACTGCTTTAGGTCTGTAATGCCCGTATCCGCCATCAATTCCGCCATAGCCTTAGCATTGGCCTCAGCCGAACCCCACCCCTCGCCTGTCCAGTGTGATGTTGTTCCTTGCGCCAGAATACTGGAGGCTAAAGAACTAACAATTTCGTCACGAGAAGGAGTAGAAGCAGCAGTTGTTTTTGTGGCTGTTGTTGGAGCAGCTTCTGGCTCTTTGTAGACACTCGTGAGTTGCTTACCTGTTTCGGCTAGATAGTTATCAACGGTTTGCTGCATAGCGGCATAATCACTGCCTGTTGCTAAAGCTAGTACCTGTGCTGTCTCTGTTGGCGACAGCCCTACACTGGCAGCAGCAGCATAGATTTCATCCCCAGTTGGGTTAGTAGCCAAGAAATCTTTTACAACTTGAATTTCCTCGTCAGACCATGTAGCCATAATACAGTATCCTTTTTATTTCACTTCTTAGCAGCGCCCTGTGGCGTTACTTTAAATTTCTTTTGCGGTCTATCCATGTCAGACTTTTCTTCGGCTTCTGAACCATCTTCAAAGACTTCAACATATTGCGGATGTGTGCGTAATTCTCTAATGTCCATCTCTTGTTCAAACTCAACAATGTTACCAGAGAGGGTACACTTAAATTTAACTTTTTTGTTCATAGCGAAATTCTCCTTATAGGTTTCGTTATAGACTCACATTGAATCTATAAAGAAACCCCCAGAGTTTCCTCTGGAGGTCGGTGCTAATTAAGAAAAACGAGCAACCATAAAACGGACGGTAGTGGAAGCCAAGTCCACTGCGCCAGCCGTATTATTCAACAAAGTCAAGGTAACTGTGTCGGCGGCAGTTACAGCGCCTGCGACAACCGCATCAACTGTATCCACACCAACTGAGACCCCCAACACAACGTCTCCCAAAGCCACGCCTGGAACCGTTACATCCGCCGAAGCGAACGTACCAGAGCCTGTTGCTGCATCGCCAAAGTCAACAGTGTCAGAGACCTTCCACATTTCCTTAAACATACCTTGGAACTGTTTGTTCCCACGATCAACGGTTGCCATGTTAGGTCTCCTTAACTATTAGGCCGGAACAGCCAAGGCGAAGCAAGAAGCGTCACGCAGTTCCTTCACACCATACAGAGTATCAGCAGTAAACAGAGTACCGAGGTATTCTTGTTTGTACTGAGTCTGCGAACGAACATCCAACTGCTTAACCAACACGGCAGCGTCACGATGACCGATCAGAACGATGCGGTTTGTTTGCTGACCAGACAGGCCATTTTCAGCAGTGTAGGTGTAGTCTGCGTTCGTCGTCACATGGACAGGCATACCGTAGATTTCACCAATCTTGCCGTTGCGGATGGTGTTGCTGCCACCCATTTCGCCAACAAAGGCTTGCTCAGTGAAGCGCGCCAGCCCCATCAGGGTGTTACGAGCCGAAGGAGGAATCAGCATAAAGCGGTTCTCCATAGGAACATCGTTGTCATCCAGACGCTGAATGGTGCGGCGGATAGCTGCATCGGTCAGGGCGGAAGCGTTACCCGTGTTGGTGTTAGCGGTGTAGTCGAAAGCTGTAGTGCCATCGCCACCGATGAAAGCGCCAGAGTAACGAGCGCCAGTGCCGCTGTTGAAAGTACGGCCCAACTGCACCATAGAGCTATCAACTTGCTTACCGAGAGCGTAGCCAGCATCGTCAGTGTAGAACTGACGCATAGAAGCCAACGCTTGCGTAGCAACGATGTCCTCGATCAAGCGGCTATATTCATAGTGCTTGTCGATGCTGACGGTCACTTCAGTCTCACTAGCTGCAATCAGCGTAACTTGAGTTTCAGCGGCCTTAACAGAAGCAGAACCACGGGTGGGCACAGGAATGTGAACGGTGTCACCTTTCTTGCCTTTGAAGTCCATTTTCTTGAACAGGTTAGCTGCAACCAGCGATTTTTTGTAGGCTGCGACAATCTCGTCGCTCCATACTTCAGGGATAAACGGAGCGCCAGTAGCGGTCGTTACATGGTTAGTACCCAATGCCATAATAAATTCTCCAAAAAACTTTAATAAAAACTGTTGTTAATTACCTAACTCGTCCCTCAGCATACGCAGCCATAATTTCTGGTTGGTTGGCATTGTAGCGGTCAGGGTCGGTCATCATTAGCCGGATAAGATCGGCCCGTCGGTAAACTTTTTTGCTAGATTCTCCAGTTCCAGAAACGTCCACAGAAACAGCCTTCAAATTATCCTTGCGGAGTTGATCGCCTGCCTCTTTAGTTTTCGCTACTTTCGCTGTCCGAACCTGCTTGAAGGTTGAGATTAGCTCATCAGCCGCCATAAAGTCGAAGCCTGTATCAGCTTGCCGATACATGCCCATACGATACGGGGATGATTTAATCCACTCAACAAACTCACCGTCTTGAATAATCTCTGCAAAGTCAGGGTGCTTCTTCACCAGCGCTTGTTGCGTCTGTTGAATCTTCATCTGCTGTGCAGCTTGTTTAGCGGCTAGAATGTCGGGGTGATTTTGTACTGCCTTTTCTACAGCCTTCTTAGGATTCTCGAAAAAATCGAGTTCATCTTCTTCAGCTTGTGGCGGTGCTTGATGCTTTGAGAGTTGTTGCTTTAGAAGCTCATCCGCAAGTTTTCGTACCTCACCAACTTCCTGTGCTTGACGACCAATTAGCTTCTCAGCCTCTTGGTGCATACGCACAATGTCGCTAACGCTCTTCCCCTTATATTTTTCGGGAACATCATCGACTTCTGGTTTAGGTTCTTCTACTTTCTTTTGCTTCGACTCCTCTGCTTCAATTTCAGAGGAAAATTCGAGTTCTTCACCTTGCAATTCATCGTTAGAATCAGCTAGCATACCGTTGTTGCCTTTCTTTCCTGCCTATTAAAGGTTACAGGACAAATTACTACTTTAGCCTAAGTTTGGTTATTCGCCTGAATAACTCTTAGACCGTTCTTGTTTGAGCCTTTCAGCCCGTTTTGCCTCCCACCTCATCGCCTCACCAGGG